CCAACTGGACACGATCTTAACCCTGGGTTTATCAGCTTGCTGTGACACGCATACACTCCTCGTAGAGCCCTAACCGAGCCCCAACAACCTTGTTCATATCAAAATTCTCCTCAGTCAACTTGTGCAGGTTCTGCCCCATACGCTTTACTAGTCCTGGGTTCTTAGCACAATTAGTTAAGACACGAACCCACTCAGTGATAGGCTTTTCTGGGTCGATTAAAAATCCAGTTTCACCGTCTGTGATCCACTCATCATACGCACCACAGTCAGTTGCTACGAGAGGGATTTGATATCTACCACATTCTGCGACCTTAATTTCAGATTTGGAGTCATTGAATTCATTCATCTCAAGAGGAGCCAAAGCAACATCCATGGCTGTAAACATCTGTCCATAACGATCAGGTGTTTGGGCGTAGTGAATATCCCAATTCCTTCCTCCCTTGAAGCCTCGCAAAATGATTTCTCTATACTTTTTCCACACATCAAGTTGCCAGTCATCGGAGGGGGTGTTCGGTGGTGGGTGTCCAAAAAAGTCCCACCGAATGTTCTCTCTCCCTGCTCTTTGATTTACAAAATGAGGAACGCCTGAGAAGTATCTGAGATCTTGCTCATGGTGTATCCCACCCACCCAGCCAAAACGAGTGAACTTTTTCTTAGGCTTGGCGATCTTGTCCATATTCCAACACGGGAGATTATAATCAATACTATTTTTAACAACAGCGAGTGTGCTATTAGGATTACAATAAGGCTTTACTCGCTCTGCAAACTTTCGCTGAGTGACTGTGACAAGATCAGAGTTATTATAAATAAACTTTGTGATCTCCACTAAGCCTTTTTCTTTGTAGACATTGTAAAGACGATGACCCTCATAGACATTAGTCAGCAAATCATCGGTGTCGTAATGAACAAACTTGCCAAATTCTTTAGCTTTTCCTACAATTCTTGCCGTATAGTTTCCCCCAAAGTTGGAGAGATTCTGGGTGAAGATGATATCTGCCCACTTCATGTCAGCAAAGTCCCAGTCTTGCTTCCAAGTACCTGTCTTCTCGTCAATTCCTAACGGGTTCTTATTCCACCTAATCTCCACACGGTCACCATAAAGCTCTTCAAGCTTTCTCATGGGCGCGATGATTCGATAGTAGGCGCAACCACCCTCATTAGCAGGAACGCAAAGTATTTTTAGTTTATCACTCATGGTATAAAAATAGAGAGACACCGATTAGATGCCTCTCTATGATAGTTGGTTTTTAAGCCTTAGGATTTAGTTTCAGTGGTGGCGGCTTCCACTTTCTTAGCTGCGACCTCTTCCGAATTAGCGGCTTTGGTAGCCTCAGAAGAGTGAGCGAGACCAAGACCAGAACCCAGAGCCTTAACAGCATCACCGAATTCAACATTCTTGTTCAGAGGAACAATCGCAGTCACCATGTTAGTGTAGTGCTGACGCTTTCTTGGGCTGAAGATGGAGCAACCACCTTCCCATGCAGCAAGACTCGGAAGGAAGCCCTTCAAAAGAGTCCAAATCGTGTCCATGAGTCCACCGAGGCTACTAACATCAGCATTCTCTCCCATGGCACCCTCAATCATTGAGCAAGACATAAGACCTACTCCCAGTAGAGTAACAAAAATAAGATTTTTCATAGTTAATTAACTTTGCAGTTTAGAGAGGTAGTCATTGTCAGAGACATCAGTTGCCTCCTGCTGTGACGATGTACCTTGGACTGCCACATTAGTAAGTGTAGCGGCAGCTTTCTTGACCTCCTCGTAGTCCTCCAGCTTGACGAGATCGTGGATCTCATGAAGGCTATCCATCGAAGAGGCAATCTCGGCCTTCGACCCAAGGGGTGAGGACTTCGGGCGCGGCTGAGACTGGTCGTACTTCGGCCATTGCCCCTCCATCTCCTTCACGATCTTGAAGTCGTGACCAGACTCGACATCGGTGATGTCACCAAAGTCCTCGTCCAGCATGGCACCGATGATCTTCTTGAAGAGAATCACGCCAACCGAAAGGATCTTGATGTCACCACTCTCACGGTCGAGAATGTTCATGTAGTAACGGGCACGGGGCTTGATCTGGCGAGCAAGATCCTCGTCCTCCTTGCGGCCTGTCTTCCACAGGGCATAGTATAGGTCACACATGGGGCAGTTCTCCCCGTGAACCTTGCGGCAGTGAATGTTTTTCACATTGCCATCGGGGCCAGGAACTCGGTGGATCTTGGTCTCCGCGTAGAATTCCTTTTCATCATCCTTCCAAGGAAGAATGCGGACAGCATTGCTGCCCTCGGGAATTTGGTAGAACTTCTGAAGGAAGTCTGCGTTGTTGTTGGTGTTACCACCTGGGTTGTTAAGTTGCTCATGCTTTCTACGCAGAGCTTCGAGGTCGATAGCCATATTAGTTACTCCTGTTGGTTAGTATAGTATGATAGTTGGACTACTTGTAAAGTTTAGTTTCTTCTCGTTTATTTGCGGACACCTGTTGCAGCATGTCCTTCTTCTGCTCAAGAGCGCGAACAAGGCCCTTGAGGAGTTCGTATTTGAAGGTAGCGTCATCCAGCGCAGTCTGTCGTGCATGGTACTGATCGTCAGCGAACACCAAATCGTCTAAATCCTTAGCGGTCAGCTTGACACTGGAACTAGACTTGGCCTCCTTGCGAAGCTTAGACATGAACCGAGTAAGCTGAAGACTGCGTTCGTTTACCATCTTTTTAGCCATGCCCATCAGCCCATAATAGTAAGAGTAAACAGACGCTTGACGCATCATTTCATTTTCTACTTCGTACTCGTTGAACTGGACGAGAGCATCACTAATATCTTTGTAGTTTTCCCAGGTAAAATCTTCCAGGGACTCAATAAGTTCGTGCATAATTAGTATGAAGGTGTGGAGGACGAGGGTTTATCGGGAACTTCTGCCTCAACCATGGTTCCTGTTTCATAATCATAGACCACAGCGATAGCCGAAGTGTCATAAAAAACCTTACTCTGTCCTACGGGGGTCTCTATAACGGTTAAAGTTTTCTTTGCTGTAGATGGGAGGCTGAACTCCCGATCACCAATAAGTACCTTATCAGAGTCTGACGGCAAGGATTCTTGCTGTATTTTTGTCAAATAATTTGGATTCTTGAGATTATTTGATGTTGGGTAGCTCACGGGTGTCTGCTGAGGCTTTGGAAACAATAGATCGAATTGTTCAGCGGTAACTAAAGCATACTCTCCTGTAATTGCAATAGAAACATAATCACCTGGACGCCCCTTAATGGCGTAATTAGCGGCATTCTGTGATCCCTTTTTGTGAATCCCAAAGACACTATTTATTCTAAAAAAAGATTGATCTTCTGTTGTTTTAATTGGAGAGCCTAGGGTTATAAAATTCCACCTACCATTTCTGTAAATAGAAACAGAATTTAGAGGTCGCTTACCCTTAACATATATGTCCTTGAGCGTTAAGTCCTTCATACCTTATTTAGGTGGCTCAAAGATAAATTGAAATAGTTCTTTATTTAAACCAGCAAGCTGTTGAATCATATTGGAGGTGACAGTAGTGAGGAATTCATTGCTCATCTGAGGCATCTCATCATCATCTCCCAGACCATACAAATCAAAACCAATATGGCAAATTTCGTGTAGAAGAGTTCCTTTGTAGTCCTCCTCAGATTGAAACGGATCAATCGTCAGAAGAGCTTTGGGAAATTCTACACAACCATACAAGCCATCCTTCGTCAACTTCTTCTGCTCAATCTTGTAAGTTTTGATGCCTGTGTAGACTTCCATCGGATGTATCGGTTTTTCTTTCATATTATTCCCCTGTGAATACTTCATCTCCTTCGGACATGCGGAGGGTGCTGTAGTCCACATCCATGGGAACGGAGAACCTAGGTCTACCGTTACGGGATTTGATCACATAGCCTCGCATCTTGCCCTCATCAAACTCCTCCTCAGACTGGTTAAGGGACATCGCAAAATCGCAGGTTCGGATCTTACCATAGGAGTCGCCTAGTTCTGCATCTGTAATGACCTTGACCATCCTGCCCTGCCTGTTCGTCTGCGTAGCCGTCCATACGAGGAAGTCGTACTCCATAGAGACCCCTCTAAGCTCCTCTGCGACCTTCTGCTGCGCGTGATACTCCTGTTGGATCTCACGGGTCGGACGAAGAAGCTCAAGGTAGTCCACGATGAGCAGATCAGGTTCGAACTCGTCGTAATTTTTAAGTTGAACCAAAAGGTTGCGGATAGTATTAATAGATGCTTGTCCCGTGGGGAACTCCTTGATAACAAGCTCGCTGCCAGGAAACTCTTTCTTAAACATATCAAGGCGCTCCTTGACAGTAAGCTGGTTAGCAGGATCCTTCAGCTTGAACTGAGGAACGAGTGTCATGATGGAATCAAAGCGTTGAGCGATCTTATCCTCACTCATTTCAAGAGAGATGTACAAGACTTTCCTACCCTCAATCATGGAGTGAACTCCCTGATTAACAAGGTACAAGGACTTACCAACCCCAGGAGGAGCTACCACCATAGCCAATTCTTTCGAACCCAAACCCCCCTCTAGGGACTTGTTTATAGCAGGTAGGATAGTCTTGTATTTATCTTCATCTTTCTTGTTGAAGATACGATCCCAGCGACCAGCGAAGTCTTCGAAATAGTCCTGTCCCGTATCTACATCTCGATTGATAAGCAACGCCCTCTTAACAAGAGCCTCAACCTCATCAATACGATCCTCTTTGATTAGCGAAATACTTTCAGCAATCGCACTCTTCATCGCCTCCTTCTTGGCGAAGCCCTCAACGAGGTCGAGCATATAATCGGTGTTACCGACAGTAGATGCGTCTACATTGTTGATGTAGGAAAGCTCGTCCTCATAGTCAGATGCACTCTCCCTCGCGCCAAGCGTGGGCTTGATGTCCTGAATAATAAAATCATCAGTAGGCAGCTTGCTATACTTCTCGTAATGCTCCTTGACCTTGGTGAAGATCTTGGCATGGGAGGGAAACTCGAAGTAGTTGGGCTGAACCAGATTGATGATCTGGAGGTAGAAGTCTTTGTTGGACTTCAAAAGGTAGAGAATGCCTCGTTGGATATTCTCACTAAAATCGTATGCCATGTTACTTTTGTGGTTTGGGTTCGTTCTTATTCGGCTTTGCGATGTCAAGATGTGTTTTGCCTATGTCCTTATAGCCCATCTTGTTCGCTCTATCATAGGCGTCCATCGTCAGTTTTTTAGCGTTTTCTTGCTTTTGTGCTGCCTCTTTGTCACTCACCTTTCGTAACCCTCTTGATTCAGCAAATTTATGCCAATCAACTTTCGCCGCTTTATACCTAAAATTTTCATCATTTTGAGCTTTTTTACTTGCGTCAATTTGATTATGCAAAAATCTATTTGCAGAATCCTTATCGAATCCCTGCTCTGCGACCTTTTGATACCTACGCTTTACAGTATGGAAATCATTTACGCCTGGGTTATCTTTATTGCAATTCCCGTCATCTTTAAACGAGACCCCTACATTCTGCTGCTGCCAGTACCTGCTTGATAACTTACCGCACTTAGGGCACTTAGTTCTCTTAGGGGCTTTTCCTAAGTCGTACTCACGGTCCCACCAAATGTTGCAATCCCTACAAATCCACTCATACATTGCCATTAGCAATCACCCCCTGCTAAAGAACAAGCATCTCCAGCAGCGACCTCTGCGTCTACTCTCTCCCCCATGTACCTTTCAATGTTATCCTGCGTCAGAGGAATTGCTTGGAGGGGCTCATTCCCCTTAGATCCAGCGCGGTACACTGTCAAACCTTTCAAGTAAGGAGCAAAGTCCAGAGCCGCTTGAGAAAAGCTTTCAGGCGTTGCTTCGGCTGGGAGATTGATTGTTTTGGAGATACAGGAGTCGATGTATTTCTGAACCGTCGCCTGTACTTTAATGTGATTATCGGGCGAGACATCGTATGCTCCGACAAACGGCTTAAGTGATTTTCCTTTATCATAATATTCTTGGAAAAGCGGATCGACAACTAATTGTTCCTTCCAAATACTGTTGTGACGATAACGCCTGTTATACATAGCAGAGAAGATAGGCTCAATGCCTGAACTAACTCCGTGGAGCATTGAGATAGTACCACAAGGAGGGATGGTAAGCATAACAGCATTTCGAATGCCGTATCGTTTGATAAGCATACGGATCCTAGCAGGGAGAGTTTTTGCAAAATCTTCTTCAAGGTACTTCTTGTAATCAAACTCAGGGAAAGGTTGCTTGTCCCTCGCCAAGTATATAGACATTTTGTAAGCTTCATCTCGAATAGTTCCAAATAATCTTTCTAAGAACTCTAGGCAGGACTCGCTTCCATACTCCAAGCCCAGCTTGATAAGCATATAGTGTAGGCCCGTAACACCAAGACCAATACGACGAGAACGCTCACCAACCAGCTTACACTCCTCAGTTGGGAAAGTATTGACGGTCAGAACGTTATCTAAGAAACGAATGCCTGTTCTAACAGTCTTAGCCAAACGCTTC